TTTGTTGTAGCCTCACTGTGATAACCACCTGTGATTGCAGTATTACTAGCTGATGATCCTGATGTAGTTTGTGTGTTGTTTGTTGAACCGGCACCTGTAACGTCTGCCATTGCAGAATCCATTAACTTTCCAAAACCAAATAAGAAACCGCATAACACAGCTACTATTACTAAAATACTTTTCATAAAACTCCCCCAAGTTTTAATTTTTTATGAATGCACTAACACCTCCAACGACGCCGTGCTTGTCTGATCCTTGAATTAGGATCGTTTCTAGTTTTTGCTGATGATCTTTTTAACTGACCAGCTGAGCGTGCGCAATATGATTTGCGTCTCTTTGCAGCTTTGCTACCAGGTTTAACTTTACCGGTAACGGCTGTTTTTAATTTACTTCCAGGATTTGCACGTCTATAGGCTGCAACACCTTTACGTGTCATACCAGCACCAGCTTTGGTTTTGCGATAGTTCGCACCTTTACCAGTTGTGGTCTTCGGTATGTTCCCCCTACTAGTAGCCATTATTTTTTCTTTTTTTTCTTAACTACTTTTTTCTTTTTCTTTACAGGTTTTTCACCATTCAACCAAGATAAAATTTTGTTAATAAATTTTAACATTATTTTGTTTTCTTTTTCTTTTTTTTGACTGGTTTTTTTGCTGTTTTAGCAGATGCTTTTAAAGCTTTGTCAGTGACTGTTCCTTTACCAGGTTTACTAGTGCCTCTTTTTTTAGCTCGGTTCATATAATAATACAAACCTTTCTTAACAGTTCTGCCGTCTTTAGTTACATGTGTATCTTTAGCCATTATGCTTTGCCTCCACGTTTCATTCTTTTTTTCATCATGCCGCCACCCATTTTACCTGCGCGTCCGCCACGAGCCATTCTTTTTTTCATCATGCCGCCACCCATTTTGCCAGCACGTTTTTTCTTTTTAATTTTTTTCTTTACAGCGCCGCCTCTTTTTAAGAAGCCCATTTTATTTCTGACGTCCGTAGGTAGTTTGCGTAATCCTTTACCTTTATTACCTTCTGGCGTCGGTTTTAGTTCAGCCATTTCGATATCTCCTATAAGATTTTCGTTTATTTACCGTACCCTCATAATAATCTGAAGGCCAGTTGTCATAATATCCAGTTTTGCGTAAGTTGTCACTAGCTTTTTCTAACTCGTCAAACTTTTGTATAAGGACCATCATAAACTCATTCTCTGGTTGCCACTCTCCTGTTTCTAAAAACTCTACAGGTTCATCCTCTTCTTCATCCCAAGGATGTGATCCCATCAAGTATATGTCTTGTGGAACTAACACACGATTTAATATATCTATGACTGAATCTAATTCTTCTGGTTCATATTTTATATCATCACAACCAACTATAACTATTTGTATGTCAGGATCTTTTGCTAGTTTTGCGCCCTCTATTATAGCGTCTTGGAAAGCATTAAAATTTTTACATTCTAATATTCTGTAAGTTTTCTTGAGCCTAGCCGTTCGTGCGTAAGGACATACAGGAACGTCACCCAAATATTTATTCTTTGGTTCTAAGTATTTTTCAGACCATTCAAGAATATCTTCAGTTATCGATTTCATTTAAATGTTTTTTTAACATATCTAACAACCAGGGGTTGTCTCTGTACACACCCATCATAAAATTACTGATAGTATTTACCACTAATTCTTCTGCATCATCCTCTTTTAATGGACCGTTTGCTTGATTAAGGCTAGATACGTACACTACAGCATGTAATATTTCATGCCATGTGGTATTACAGCGTTCTTGTCCTACTAATTTGTCTTGAATGTAAATAACACCTTCTCTGGCCCTATATTCACCATAAGCGTCTGTCATGTCGTCTAATACAAAACTAGGATTTACGTATTTAATTTTTATAGTTCTGTAACCAACCTTAACTTCAGTTGGTCTGCCATTAGCTGGTACTTCGTGTTCTTCTGTTAATTTCTGTTTCTTTCTAATCATAGTATTTTATAGCTTTCATTGAGGCTGTGGTATAGTGAGATTTTGACCCCCCAGTGTTAAAAAAAGTTGACAAAAAAACTCTCGCGCGCCAAGTGCAAAAAAACTGGGAAAAATTACTTGTACTCTACCGGGACAAAAGTAGAACGGTAGAGTCGTGGTAGAGTGTTTCTTTAATAATATCATATATTTAACTCAATTACCACCATTACCGCGTGTTTGAAACGTTCGTGCAAAATGAACATGCTAGGGTCAAAACTTCCCTATAGCACAGCCTCAATAGGTGTTGTATAAATGTCACACAGTGTTGCATAAATATCACACTTCCTCCGCATATCTATTTTCACAGAAAAACTCAAAACTTTTTAAATCATTTCCATATTCAACAACATGTGGTGCCAACAGCTTTATTTTGTTCTCGTGTATATGTTTGTGGCATTCCCACGTGTCTTTAAATGTCTTTTCTAAATACACCCGGTATCCCTGATCCGCGGTGCTATGAAACATCAACACGATTGTAATAACGAAATACATTACCCATTCTCCTTGTAAAATTGGTCTAGGCGACGTAAGAAATCGTGTTTCGCGGTCCGGTATTCCTCACCCTCTATAACAAACTCCTGATAATAGAGGTCCTTAGAACACATCATAATCACCCCTTTCTCTATACTCGTACCGTAAACCGCGTCATGTGCCATTCCATACGCCGCCATTTGCAGAAAATAATCACCAATCCATTCTCTTTGTTTTGGTTTATTTGTCTGCTTGAAGTCGATGATAGCAATAGATCCGTCGAGTTGTCCAACTAAATCGACTGACCCTGCGTATAAATGCGGGTAGTATAGTGTGGCTTCGTTGCCATAAATCTCTGTTAGTCGATTGTCAATTCCATTATCTACAATCTTTTCAGCCATATGCTTGGCGACATTACCAACGTCTGTTAAGTCAAGATAGCCCTCGCCTAGACAATACTTCTCCAAGTATAAATGCATAGACGTGCCGCGGCTCGCGGCCTCTGATGTTATTTTAGCAGCTTCAGTATGTCCGACACGATCTCGCCACTTTTGGAGAGAAGCTTGTTTATCTTTTGATTGAGTCTGGCCAATGACCGTCGTGACCGATGGTAGGCGCTGTCCGTGAATATTGCCTGCAATAGAATAGTGTCTAAGACCTTCAATGCTAGCTCTAGTAGAACTGGGATAAGCATACTTATTGACTAACTTCACACCATTCTCGGATTCTTGAAATAGACAATACCTTCTAGGTAATCTATTACGTGAGGGTTATGTAACAATTCATCTACAGATACCGCGCCCATGCGAACCCAGTTAGTGTGTCCAAATTTCTTTTGACACAACCTATCAACTGTGGATGCAGGTAAATCTACTGGTATAGTTTCACCTTCTGGCGTGTTCTCTACAAACACGTGTGTTTTTTCCCCCTCAGGAATCCAAATAATATCAAGTTCTTCAGTCATTATTTTTGTTTTCTAAGTCTTTCTCGTTGTCACGTTCCATTTGTTTTATTTTGTCGTCACGTGATTCTTTAATATTGAACGCTCGTTCAGTATGTTTTTTAATATATTCTACATCAGCATCTGTTAAATGCGAAGGTCTAAATATATCATCAAAGTTTTCTTTAAATTTTTTAGATGGATAGTGTGCGCCGTCTTTTGCCATATTACTCCTTCATAGCATACGGATCCGTTGACAACTCACGTTGTTTCTTTTCCGGCTGCTTGCCCATAATTATATCTTCCATGTTCTTGTGCAGATAGTTTGCCATCTGACCAACCACGTTGTCTTGTGACAGCGTATCTACCAGTTCTTTTAATGACTCACCGTGTTGTAAACACCTAGATATAAGCTTGCCGCTTGCACGTAGCTCCCTATCTAAATATGAATCTGTTGGTTTTAGTTTAATCCAAAAAGCCATAGGTGTTAGCCCTGTATCGTTTGCTGTATAGTCTAGTATGCCGACAACCCGTCTACCATCGATAGGTAAAGCGAAAGTTGCACTCATCATCCTATTCGGAATCTCTTTTCTCACCGTTTTGTTTTCCTTAATCAAAGTCATTTTTGTGTTCCTCGATAAACTGATACAGACCTATATTCGTCTCCTTCACCTGTTCTATCTCGTGCCACATTGTGTTAATCGTGTTTTCTAGTTTAATGATATATCTAGAATTTACAATAATAACTATTATACAAATAAAGATTGTTAGGCCTGCTAACAAAAAATTAGTGTACGCTTCTAGCTCTTTCCACAGTTTTTTCATACTCTATCTCCACCCTTCGCTCTAATAACTGTTCTAATTTACGTGCCCAGACTTTTTTAAACTCCGGGTTACAACGTTTCATTACCCATTCTATATTAGCTATTCTTTTTTGCATCAACATTCCTACCATCCAAATTCATCCTCTGGGTTCATTGTTTGCCCTTTTCTGGCAGTGTTTCACCTGACCATTTTACAATTGATTCACGACCCCCCTCAACGTTTTTGCGCGTTTGCTCTATTGGCAGCATCACATAACCGTTGTGTGTCGTTACTTTACTACCCATATGCATAAATTCTTCTTCACACATAGGACAATCTATTTCTTCGTTTTGCACCACAATATAACCATTTCCATTACATCTTGGGCAAATTGTTTCAACTAGCTTTGGCACGTTTTTTGCTCTTGACTTCTTTAGATAATAAAAACTCTATTACCTTCTGAATGCTGACCGGAACTTCAAATCGTGATTTAGCCAATGATTCCAACTGTTTATGTGTGCTTGTCGACACAGAAACAGATTTAAATCTACTTGTATCTGGCATTTTCTTTCTCCTTGTTTGTGTTATACTATGGGATAATATAGTCATTTTATTTTATTTGACAAGTATTTATATTAATATATTTTAAAACTATCTTCTCACCTTCATATGTCGGGTGCTTTTATCTGCATCCGACATTATTTATACGTATAAAATCTTAACATCTAAATTTTTTGCTGATTTGTTTTTGACTCTGTTTATCAGTCTCATCTTACCTTTCATCATACGATAACTTTTCATCTTGACATCATATAAATCCACGGTCCCCGTTGCACTATTTACGACAACAATATCCGCTGGACCTTTGCCACCTAGATCGTAATAAACATGTGTATTTGGTTTTGCTAGAAAATCTATGGCAGCCAACAATTCGGCACGAATACCTTTTTGTTGTTTACTTGTATCCATTAGTGTATATCTCCCCAGCTATCACCCTCCTCATAATCCACTTTATTAGGCACTTCTAATTGTACCGCGTCCTCCATAACGTTTATAATTTTTTCTATTTGTTCTTGTGAGTGTACCGATATGTCAAGTTCATCATGTATTTGTATATGTGGTACAACACCCTCTTCATATAACGCGAGCATAGCTTTCTTTGTCATGTCAGCCGCTGATCCTTGTATCAATTTGTTTAATGCTTTGTATGTAAATGCGCGTTTAATCCCCGGTCCGTGTTCCCTTAGTGCATCAGCGTGAGGCAATGCTTTCTTAATGCCGTATCCATGTGGCTCCCACATATCAAAATGACATAGCCTACCACCAATCGTTCTAATCTTACCACTGTCTTCAGCACGTCTAGTGACAGCGTCCGATAACATTTTTACAAATGGAGCTTTTTGGTGATAGGTTTTAATTAATTTCTCAGCCGCTTCTTTAAGAAGTCCTAGCTCAGCCATTAATTTATTTTTACCCATGCCATACATTAATCCTAAGTTAATAGTTTTTGCTTGTTTACGTTCTATACCAGCCATGTCCGCAATCATTTGATGAAAGTCTGCTTCACCATTATTATATTGATCAACAATCATGGATGATCCTTCTAGTTTTAAGAGTGATGAAAAGTGAACCACGATCCGCGGTTCTTGCTGCGAGTAATCAAAGCAACCCCACTTATGACCTTGCTCTGGTATAAATAAAGATCGAATCAACGGGCCCAACTCCTTGTGTCGTGCCGGTATTTGTTGCAGGTTCGGATTAGAATAACTAAAGCGTCCTGTCACTGTGCCGCCGTCATCACTACGAATTTGATTGATATCTGAGTGTATACGTCCTTTGTGTTCATGTTTTAATATCGTTTCAATAAACGTAGTGTTGGCTTTATTAATTTCTCGTGCTTCGTTAATTAGTTTAGGTAGTTCTGCTGGATGTGTCGCCAGGAAATTTTTTGTAAATGATGGTGCGCCTTTGTCAGTGCGATCATATGGTATTTTTTGGTTGTCAAATGCTTTCTGTATTGATGACGCCGCCCATATCTCGACATCAAAACCAACTAATTTTTTTATGTCGCGGTGTAATCCTTTTTCTGTTTTAGTTAATTGTGTTCTTAATGCGTCAGCTTTCTCTACATCTACTCGTACACCTTTAAACTTCATGTCAACTAAACATGGAAACAAATTAGTTTCTAAATTAAATATGTCCCACAAATCTTGTTGTGTAATCTCATGCTGTAATGCATGCCATAATTTTAATGTAACTTCTGCATCGCGTTCAGCGTACTCGCCAACTAATGGTGCTGGCAACCTCCACATTTCTGCTTTTGGATTAACGCCCCAGGCTTTGGCCGAATCAGTTAAAACTTTTTCATTCTTACCCATACCAATAAATTCTTTAGAAATAGAATCTAATGTAAAGCTCCACCGGTTTTCGTTTACTAAACTTGCTGCAATCATAGTATCAATAATGCCACCACGGATTTGGAAACCTAGTGATCTAATCCAGGATACGTCGTACATTGCATTGTGAAATATTTTGGTAGCGTCGGTGTGTAAAACTTCTTCGAACCAATCCAATACTAATGCGCGGTCCATGTTCCCACCAGCTTCATGCGCTATTGGAAAGTAACCTGACCACCCTTCTACTGCAACAGCTATACCAACAATCTCACCGTCACCACGTACAGAACCTGAACCCATACTCATTAGGTTTGGATCTCTGGTTTCTAAATCGATAGCAATTTCTGAATATTCTTTTAAGTCTGGTAAGTTTAACGGTGGCACCCATTCAGTCTGCGGACTAAACATTGGCATCTGTAATGGTTTACTCATACTGCTCCTTTAGTTTGTTTAAAAACCAAATAGATTTTTCTAGATCCTCTATTTGTTTGCCTTTATGTTCGTAACGCCATAAGTATTTCATGGCGGATCCTTGTAAATAATATTTAAAACCATTACCTAACGCTGATTTAATTGCATCAATACACTGTATGTCTCCTTGGTTGTAATGTGCTGGATAGTCAACTGGATCAAAATCATCTTTCATAACACATACGCCCTGTCATAATTTTTAGGTTCTAATATGTGTAATGCTTGCTTAGCTCTAGTCACAGCAACATAAAAAAGCCTGTGTAATTCATCAGGATCAATGTCGTTGTTATCTACAGCAGATTTAGTAATGTCTGGTAATAATAAAACATTATCAGCCTCACCACCTTTAGCGCCATGTATGGTTGACA